TAGCAATTCGGCGCGATTGATTACAATAAATACGCATTAAAGCCGCTTAAATCAAAAAATAGTTATAGGCAACTACCTATTCCTCCAGTATTAACAAGCGTTTTAAAAGAATACAAAAAAACATGTCAAACAGAACGCCTTTTTAATAATAGGATTAGTAGTAGCTGGGGCGCATCACAAATAATGAAAAGTTTCTTACCTAATAACTCCATTCATGATCTACGCCATACATACGCCACTAAATTATTATCAAACGGTGTAGACATTAAAACAGTATCCGCCCTATTAGGTGATAGCCTACAAACCGTATTAAAAACATACGTTCATTTTTCAGATGATATGCGACTAAAGGCAGCCGATAAAGTTGCCAATATTTTTGGTTAATTATTTTTGCCGTATTTTTGCCGTTGAAATACAAATATACTTTAAACAAGGCGTTTTATAGGCAATTTGTTATATCTCATTTATTATATCGTATATGATGTTTTTTATCCACGAAACAACATATTATAGGATTTAACTAATTGGCCACAACATAAATTTTAAAACTCTATCCACAAAATTATATAGTTTTACATGGAATTTTTGCCGTATTTTTGACGTCAAACAAAAAAAGAGGGGTACCGCTTATGGTACCCCTTTCTTATTAATCTAATTCAACAAGGCGTTTCAATTCGCCATTTACAAACCACATTTCACAACGTACGTTGTTATGGTCTGTGAGTGTTGCGGTATATAAACCGTCTTTCTTTGGTTCTACTTCTTCCGCGAACATATGAGTTTTGCCTTCAAATGTAAATGTTTTCATCTTGTTATACCTCTTTGATTAAACACAATATACCGTAAACCGTACGGCGCGGAGATAATCAGATCACCTACCATTTCGCGAATGTATATAAAGCGCTGGCCCCTTTGAAATGCTTCCCGTCAAAATGCGCTAAACCTTGAAAGTCGCCAGCTTGATAACCTACCGTTTCGTATACTTTACCCGTTTCTAATACTGTAATACCACCAACTATGCGATGTGCCTTATTAAGATTGATTTTGTACACATCAACTTTATTTTCATCGGTGTTTTCTACTACCGCGGTTCTATCGCTTTTTTCTATAGCTTCCTTTGGAATATCCGGAGGTTTATCTTTAATAGCGTTCTTAGTAATTACAGCCGCATCATGTAGTGTTGGCGCTTTTGTGTAATACGTCGCTACCGGTTCAGTACTTTCCTTATAGGAAACAACTGCTTCCGCTGCCTTTGGCGTGATTTTTAATGTATCCGCCAGTTTCTGCGGGTTCTTCACTATTGCTTGATTTAAGATAACAGGCTCTTGCAATTTCTTTGTATAAGCTACCTTGTAACAAAATAAGCCAGCAACCACCACCAGAAGCATAAGTGCTGCTACGGTGATAATTGGCGCATATCGCCTTAATAATTGAATGATAGTATCCATAATTACCCCCTACTAAATAGGCCAATTCAATATAGGCCAATTCAATACTAAATCCGCATCAAATTCCTTGCCCTCGATGTTTTCGGTAAATGTATATTGCCATAAATTAGCGCCGTCATAATCGCATTGGCTATTAAGTTGTGCGCACCAGATAGCGCAACCGCCTAATTGACTAATATCTAATACATTTACTAGCCAGTCATAACTAGCATACAAACCAGTATTAACATACCCAGCTTGCCATAATTTATTGATGAACACGCTACAAACATTTGTTAATTCTTGGTCTGTTGGCATGCCACGGTCTGCCTTGTAATCGTCCGCATCTTCCATGTCAAACCATATGCCCATAGGCAACTTGTCAACAGTTAAGCCGGCATCATTGAGTGTATTTAATACGAATTCCGCTTCTTCTGCTGCATGTTCTTCATTCATAGCGTAGGAATAATGGTAAATGCCAATAGCCAAACCGGCGTTAATTGCGCCGTTTACGTTGTTATAGAATTCACTATCTAAATTACCGCGTCCATATCCGATGCGTATAATCGCAAAATCAAAGCCATTCGCCTTGACCGCGCCCCAATCAACTACACCGTTATTTTCGCTTACATCAATACCTCGCATGGTACCCCCCTATAATTTAACTTTGTTTTCAATTTTGGTTTTAACTAAATCTAAGAATTTACCTAGCATAGCATTTCCGCCGTCGCGTAGGTTCTCCATAATAGATAGGAATTCACAGGAACCCAGATACAACCAAACAAGCGATACTGCGAATTGCTTTTGACCGCTCATTTCATCGAATAAAAAGGCGGCTAGTGTAGTGGCGACATACGTCGCCACTTTAAACACAAAACCTTTTCGCATAAATCGGCTAGAAATCAAGCCTTTATCAAACGCAAGCGGTATTGCACGGTACTTTTCCCAAACGGCGATTTCTTCGACCTTATAGCCGTATTCATCAATCAACATTCTATAAGCGATTGCCGCCCATTTCGTAAACAAGTCAACGAATACCAATAAAATAAACACGCCCAATATCTGAACGTGTTTTATATGAATTAGCCACATACCCAGCGCACCGGCGCCACTTAGAAAAATTTTTAACAAAAAACTATCTGTTAAAGAGTTCCAACCCTCAACAAAAAACCTAGTGAAATGATCCATACTTGCTCCTCATTTAACCTTACCTAAGCCATACACGCTACGCGCTATATTGGCCTTTCGCATATTAATTTTATCTAGTTGTTCCCTCTTTTGTTCACCGCTCATGCGTTCGTTATTAATGATAGCCTTAGATGCTTTGTTTAAGTTTTTAAGGCTATCACTTGCATTTTTGAGTTTTGCAAACTCTTTAGCATCGTACCCTTCTGGGCGTTGCCCCGTGAGTTTAAACTCATTATGCAATTTCTCTTGTTCTTTATAATCATCATAAACACGTTGTACGCTATTAGATGATTGATAAGGTGCCGCGGTAAACCCTCTTAACCCTGGCGCTTCATACCACTTTTTAGCGGTGTTATTTTCTTTTGCACCAGATGCCGCATCAATCGCGCTTAAACCCAACCCAGCAAGTCCGCCGCCGTACCCTCTTATTGTGTTATCTACAATATACGGAGAAACGTTTATTTTATCACCTACAAATTTTGCAACTTCGCTGGTATTAGCGCCGTACTGTAGGCGTGCTGGTAAATTCTCTTGAGATTGCGGAATAATATTTCGTTGTCTAAATAGTGAATAATTGGTTGTTGCTTCAACTATAGGTATCATAGCCGTAGGCATGAAACTTGGCGCGAAACTATCAAATACACGCTCACCAAAGCCTTTAAAGCCTACGCCTTTACGGTCGTTCTTTTTATCGTCCATGTACTGCAACATGCGTTCAAATGCAGTACCAAATAAGATGCCCGCCTCAAAAGGTTTAGGTATTTTATACATGTTTTCTTTACCCGGAATTATCCAGAATGTATCCTTTTCCCATTGAGGCAACTCTTGATATCGCTCATCATCTTTATTCATGTACCACAACAACACACTAGGTAACGTAATATAAAGCATAGTTTTAACCGTCATACCGCGCGGATCTTCTTTAAACGCACGGGCCATTTTGTCGGCGCCTTGAATTGTAGCATTGAAGAAGGCTATTACTTGGTTAGCTTTCTTTGTGTTTGTACCTCTACGGCTGAAATCTAGCGTAATATCACGGCTTTCTAATGCTGCTTCTCGTGCTGATAACGGCTTTCTTTCTTTACCAAATAGGCGATTACTTACCCCGGTATAACCCTTTCTTGCATTGTCATATTCCGCCAATCGTGTTGCCATTTCTGTTGCTTCACTCATAGCGCGTAATGCTTCGATAGGATTTTTAATTAGTTTCGTGAATTTACTTTCACGCTTCATAATATCGCGTAATTGACCGCCTAAATAGTCGCGGTCTAACGATACCATTGCCGCATGTGCTGCACCGGATTTTTTATATTCCCAATACGTTTGCCCTTTCTTTAGGTATAAAGATAACCCCTTGAAAGTATCAACAATAGGAATGAAACCATGTTTAGAATAAATCGCTGCGCCTATCATATCGCGTACAGGATTTCGCAAGATAAATTCTGGCGATAACGTAGCACCAGCGCGCAACCAATTTGCCGGATAAGATAAAATCTTCATAATCATGCTAGATTGTTCTTTATCCAACATACGCATAGTTTCGATAAGTTCCGGTGTTGTTTCGTACGTTACTTTTTCGCCGTTTTCCCATACGTTAAACGTATTATCCGTTTTCGCTTTATCACCTTTCACGCGTTCCACTATTTGCCCTACGCCTTGTTTATCGGCAAGTTTTGCAAATGTACGGCCAACGTGATTGCGTTCTACTGCGTTATAGAATTGGAATGTATTTTTAATGATACTTTCTAACGGATCTATAATATCGCGCGTACTACCTTTTAACCGTTTAACCGGACTAGATACATCAATAAAGCCCTTGCCACCGGATAAGAACGATTGCATTCCTACGTCTGACATATCACGGAAGAACGGAATATAATGCGGGTACATTTTACGCATTGTATGATACGCTTTCGCCGTCAATAAACCTTCTTTAACTAGCATTGCCAATAGATAATCTTGATATTTATAGATTTCTTTAGCTGCCTTTTGGAAACGTTCATTTCCGGCGTGCCTACCTAATACGGCAGCATCTTCGGTGTATTCAAACGTCGCTTTCTGTTTGTTTTTGTGTAGGTCTAAATCATGTAAAGCTACCAAATATGCGGAAAAATCTTTATGTTCATTCTTCCCGATATCCTTAAGAATATCTTTAAATGCTGGTATTTTGTATTCTGGCGCGCCGTGTTCAATTAGCGCCTCCGCTTTACCAACCCAACCACGCGCAAGCCATGCTTGCATATACGGGTTATCATCAAACGAAATCTTTTCGCCTGTTTCACGTTCGACTTGTTCGACTAAATCCTTTAACGGGTTTAATTCATCAACTAACTTAGTGTAAACGTCGCCCATTGCTTTCTTGATAACGTCGCGCGTTTCACCACGTTTAACCGCATCAATAGCTTGGCTTACCTTGTCTTTACCTTCAAACGAAATACTACCCTTGATACGTTCCGCCCCGCCTTGACGGTGCCACTCATGAACCAGTTGAGAAAGTTTATTTGTGATGCCGTTTAATTCCGGTTCTTTCGCAATCGCTTCCGTGAAATGCTTATAAAATTCCGGGAATTCTCGTTTAGCTTTCGCGCGATCGCTTACGTAATCGTGGAAGAATTCCGCATAACCTTCACCGCGTATGCCGTCCATGCCTAACTTATTGTAGGCTTTCCCGAAGCGGTCTTGTACTACACGATTAAATTCGGTATTAAAGCGTGGTTCATTACTGAATTTAAAATAGTTATCCACATAATGCCCCAACTCATGCATGATTACTCTAAAATCGCCATAATCACCGCTACGAATTACATCGGTTTTCGGGTTATACCAACCGCCAACGCTTTTTTTACCTAAACGGCCACTTTTAACACGTTGATTAAATAAGGTATTAACTGCATCTATGATTTCCTTACGCGTTACGCTTCGCCCTAATCGTTCTACTTCATCAACGCCAGTATGCGGTGTATCCTTGCCCTTTACGCTATATTGTAATGGTTCAGTAGGTGTAACGCCTTTACTTTCCAAATAACGATTTGCCATAGCTTCGTTACCGTCAAAGGCTTTTACAACGGCTTCGTGTACTTGTTCATGCGTTGCGTGTTCAAGTAGTTGGCTAGGTTGCTGCGCGTATGTACTCACGCCACCTTCTGCCGGTTCCGCTTTTAGCGTTTTTAGTTCTTGCGTATCTGCAATAAGTTCAGCAGCGCGATCCGTACGAACGCGTTCCATATATTCATGGTTCAGTTTTTCAACTGGTACTTCTAAGGCTTCTGATAATTTGACTTTTACCGCATCAAGTTCAGTTTTCGGAATATCCGGCTTTGTTGCCCGGTTCAAGTCTTTTAAAATTTCCGTATTAGAATTAACTTTATTTTCTAATTCCGTAAATCGTGTTTCAGATGCATCATGTTTCACAACGTCTTTTAATTCGTTTACGATTGTTTCGCGTGCTTTTAATGGCAATTCATCAATAGCATTTCTCAAACTTACGTTTGGCGCATCTTCTTCGTATCTGAATTTACTATTTACATCGTTTTCAATCGCATTTTCTTGAATTCTAGGTTTTTCACCCTCTACAAATTCAGTATTCATGCGGTTTTCTGAACGAAATTCGTTTATTTCGCCTGTACGGGCCGTTTCGCCTTCGCCTTGATAGTTTATACCTAAATCTTCGTTTTTAACTAAATTTTTATCGGTATTTTCTACCAAACTGTTTAAATCGGCATGAGGTTCTTCGGTTTTTGACATTTCCCGTTCTATGAACTCATCTCGAAACGGTTCATCATAACTTTTATGATTAGGGTTTAACGTTTCATCTTTGAATGATACATTACGTGGCCCATTTTCATATTTGCCATAATTGCCTTTGAATGTATTTTCTGCAATTTCCGCACGTATTTCATCATGTGCTACTGCTGGATCTGGTCGCTCGTACTTCTCACGAACGATACGGGCCATTTCCCCCGGTGTTGCATCTGGTCTTGCGCGCATTGCTTCAAGTGCTGCGCTTTCTGTATTGTGTAATTCCCATACGCTGAAATCAACTTGCGTACGCCAATCCCACGGATCTAATCCCTTACGCTCCGCAAATTTCAATAAACCATTTTCGCCGTTCAATCTATCCCCAGTAAATTGAACTAAGCCACGGGAACCGTAGCCGTCGCCACTTGTAACAGTAGTACTAAAATTACTTTCGGCGCCAATATTACCAGTCATGGCAGCCGCTTCTACATCGCTCAAACCATTCTGGCGATATCGGTTATATATATCTGCTTGAATATTCCCTGTTTCACCTTCATAGGCTTGGCCACTCAATGCATCTTCTGAATATGCACGCGGTTCAACTGTTGTTTCTTCCGGTATTGGTACATCTTCAAACGCATTATACATAACCCCTTCTTGCATGCTTGGTTCTTCTTTTCTGAAGCGTTCCCCAATATCTTCAAATGCATTAGAGGCTTTTTCTTTAATATGTTCACTAACACGCCCTACACGTTCACCGATTGCGCCAGATACCTTTTTAGGTGTTACGCCTTTAACCATGCCAACCGGTAAAAACACATCGTCCCATAAGTTGGTAGGGTTCATGGCAATATTTTTTGCGAACTCGCCCGGATTATCAACTAAACGCCCAACCGGTTCCGCAATCGGATCTACTAAAACGTTTTTTGCCGTAGCAACATATTTATTCCCTAATATCCCGTCCGGTGCCGTTCCTTCGTTTTCTGCCGTTGCATTGGCATCGTACATTTCGGCAGCATCAGCAATAATCGTAGGCGCGGCCAACGCACCCGCAACCACTCTGACATTTGGCGGTACATACGGCGTAATAGCTAGATATCCAGCCGGCTTGCCAACTGCGGCATTGTATGTTTCTACCCTTGCTTTATTTAGGCCCGGTGTTGCATGTTCATCTATAAAGCCGCCATTATCGTCAAACGCTGAAAAATTATCACCATTAGCTTCAATGGCATAAGCAGCACTTTTAGAATACTCATTACCTAGATTATTTGATTTGTTTAATACATCATCTTTCCAATTTGTTAATGTATTGCCTACATTGTCATTGATTTCCTTGCCGGTTTTATCAATCCATTCAATATTGTTTTTTACGCCATTAGCAACATATTCGGCATTATTTTTAACGCTATCCCAAAAAGTAGGCTTGGGCGCGTTGCCTACTTCATAACCGTATTCGGTTGTAATATCTTCAAAGGCGTTACCGTTTCCAGCTGCCTTGCCGTATTGGCCTGTAATATCATCAAACGCACCCATAGCTTACCCCTTTTATTAATATGATTTTAACCACGATTTATACTTGCCGTATCCGGCCGCATCAAGTTCCGCCGCTATTTGTTCGTCCGTCCAGCCTTGCGCTGATAGTTCGTTCATTCGCTTAGATACTGCTGCTTGTTCTTCGCTTGAATATGTTGGCTCACGTTTTACCGTAGGTGTTCCCGGAGTTGCACCGCCAGCAGTAGGCGCACCACTTAATGCACTTTGTAATTGCCCATAATACGGACTTTCCGTTTCCGTCTTATCTGGGTTAGCTTTTACCCATGCGGTATGCTGCGCGGATAAAGTTCTTAATACTTGCGCATTGTATCCGCTTGTGCCTGTTTGTGTAGCCGTTGCCGGTTTAACGTGAGTACCTACATACTTCATGCTGCCGTCTGTACCAACAATATACGTTTTTCCGTCCGGCATAACCTTGATATTCTTCGCACCGAAATTACCGATATTTTTCATTTGACCGTCCGGAGTCATAACGATAACTTGGCCGTTCGCAAATTGTTTTGTTTCAACTTTGCCATAACCGCCCATATCTTGAATAGTACCGTCGCCCATGTTGTACCGTACAATGTGGCCGTTTTGTGCAGAACTAAATTTATAGTCCGGTTTATCAAGTGCTGCAATAGAATTCAAGTTATTCATATCAATAGTGCCAGCGCCTACTTTACCGGCTAGATAGTTATATCTTGCTACGGCTGGCGCCAAACCTTTAACCCGTTTTGTGTTATAGGTATCTACAACCGGATTGCCTTCTTTATCCTGTGTAAACACAAGATTGTTCATGATTTGTTGGCGCATCGGTTCAAGTACCTTTTCTTGGTACTCGTTCACTTGTTGCGCGTACATTGTACTTACATCATTTTGATACTGATCACTTGCAAGGCTTTGGGCAGTCTTGAAATCAAAACCCGCTTTAACTAGGGCGAGTGTATTCGCCCCTAGTCTTTTACGTGCTTCACTTGTTACGGTTGCTTTATCTGGTATGGAATATTGGCCCGGCGCTTTATCCTCGTTGGTATTACCATTTTCTACCAATTTGGGCGCCCCATGAAAAGGGTTGTTCGCCCTTTGTTGCATCATTTCTTGATATGATTGCGGTACCCCTGTATTAATACCAGTATTGTTTAGGTTTTGGAAATTCCATAACCCCGTTTGTGGCGGTTGTTGTGGCGCCTGTGGTTGCTGTGCCTGTTGTTGCATCATAGGACTTGGCGCATTAGCATAACCAGTAAAGCGTGCATCATTAATCGGCGTTGGTGCCGGTGCATCTGTGTTCGCTTGCATTGGTTGCGCTGGTGCCGCTGGGTTTTGCCCGCCCCATAAGCCAACGTTATTTTTTTGCATTAAATTATTGGCAATAGGGTTATTAGAGTTAGCCAGTAATTGATTGATTTGCCCCGCGCTATTAGGTTGTTGCATACCCATTCCAGCCATACGGTTATTGTTATCCATGATTTGCGGAGTGTTTGGGTCTTGTTCCCCGCCACCACCGCCACCGCCTAGCATGGATTGGTAACCCTTAGCCATTTTGTTATTTTGCAATGCGCCTAAGCGATGCGAAAAGTATTGCCCGGCTAGTTCGCCCAGTGCCGCCCATGGTTCAAAGTCTTTTACATAGATTACGCCCATAGCGTTACTCCTCTACTTTCTCAACTTCTTCTGTTGCTTCCTCTACTGCTTTGTCTTTCTTAGATTTTTTAGTAGTTTTCTTTTCCGGCTTTTCTTCCGGTGTTGCTTCCGGTGTTTCTTCTGGTGCTTCGGCAATAGCTTTCAATTCATCTTCGTTGATACCTTCTGCCATAATACCGTTAGCGTAGAACATATTATCACCAGTACATTGCAATTCGTATACTTGCTCAGTATTGCCAGTTGCTTCGCTGAATGTAACGGGTTCATAAGCGTTAACCGTCATAATAACATCGCCAACTACCAGCTCACTAACTAATTTCAAGCCTTCCGGAGTTAATACCTTTTCCGTGCCTGTGGTTGTTACGCCGAAAGATACAGTTTCAAGGCGATGTGTTTCTTTTTCGCCCATGTCGTGCAATGCAATTACATCATTAACCGCACCCAAAGTGATAACAGTATCACCATTTACAAACGTTTCAATAACCTTGCCACCTTCTGGTGTTGCAATTTCAGTACCCGCTACAAAACAAAAACCTTTCATAAGTCCTCCAAAGAAACCGCCAGAACCTTGCTTAACCATTGTTTGTGCTGGTTGTGCTAGGCCGTAGCGTAATTGCATAAATTTAGTAAGTAAATCTTCTTGATCCGCATTATTCAACTGGCTCATAGAGTAGTAATCCTTAGCCGGTTGAATAGCTGCGCTTTGTGTTGTTGCGCCGGTATTAATAGGGTTTTGCGCTAACCCTTCGCGTTGACCTACTAACCCCGCTGCGGTGCCGGCGTTATTCATTTGATTTGCGTATCCTTGATTTAACAAGTTAGCTTGATTGATAATGCCGTTTTGTTGGTTGTTATAGGTATTACCCCATAACCCCATTTTTGCACCGATGCCACTTAAATTATTATTAAGTGCTTGCGTGTTAAGTGCTGCCGCTTGGCCTAAATCATTTGAATATTGCGCCGCAAGTGTATTCGATGCGTTCTTGCTAATATCATTCAATGTACTATCTGTGATAGATGAATTCACAATACCGCGACTTGCTAACCCAGAAACCGCATTGCCTACAGTTGCCTGTAAATCATTGTTGAGTGCTTGACGTCTAGCATCTGCATAAGCCGTAGGTAGTTGGCCGTTTGTAATGCTATTCATTGCGCTTTGATTTTTGAGTAATGCGCCGTTATATTCATTAGCCAATTGGCTTGCGCCGTTGTTCATAGTATCAACGCTTGCTGCAAGTTGATTTGCGTATCTGGTGTTATCCGTTACATTCTTAGCGCCGGCAGTTGTTACTTGGTTTTGTAATGCCGCCAGTGCATTCTGATTGCCACGGTTAGCGCCTAAATACGCATTATACATGCTGCCATATTCTGGCGTTATCACGTTGTTTAAGGCCCTATCGCCCATACCTTGTAAGGTGTTGGCGCTTTGATTGGTGCTATTTATCCAATTCATCTGACCTTGTAACAGTTGCTTTTCGTCGGCCGTTGCTCCCGGTAGTTTAGCATCAATGCTGCTTACCTTCGACTTTTTACCGCCTCCGCCAAATAGTTGCAAGTTAAAAGTGAACATGCTTTTCCTTTCTACAAAGTCGCTTCAAGGTGTTTACGCACCGTTTTCAAAACTTTGTAATCAAAACCATTATAGGAATAGTCCATAGTTGGAACACGTTCCATGTTCCACTTTTTAATAAAACCGCGCACGCTGCGATGTGTTGCCGTTACAATTACATCAAGATCATTCAACTTCATCACTTCAACAATATACTTGCCTATTACTTTCATATCACCGTATGTTTGCCAGATAGTAAAATACCGTTCGCCCTCATGTTCGTTGATACTCCAGAATAAGAAACCCGCATTAGGGAACCATTTAAAATAGTAATTGTATTTGTCTTTATAATTGTTGTTTTCATCGAAATAAAAACCTTCAAGGCTGATACGCTCGCCCGTGCGCCGTTCATAGTCTTTTATCATATGTTCTAAGCTATTAAGCTGCATTGTTATTCCCCTATTCGTTCGATTGTAAAAGTGATATCGCCGTATAACTTGCATTGATATCCGTTGTACGTATCCGGAATGGTAACCCATATTCTATGAATAACGCCTTCTTGGTTATATTCAATCGTTATCTCTGCTTCACGGCTGGTACTTACATTAAAAACTTCGCTAGTTGTTTCCGTTGTATTGATAGTTTCGCCTGCTTTATTGCCACTCTTTTTTTGAGTATATGTATAAGTAATTTGGTATTGCCCTTTCGGCAAAAATACGTTTTCCTTATATTCACCGTTACGCCTACCGTTTCTGCCCCATGAAAACGAAACGAATTCAATCGGATTATATTGAATGGAATATGTTCGGCCGTCTTTTTCGATTTTCAGCGGTGTTGATGCATCGCCATAACGCGCATAATAATCACGCCCTTTAAACGGAACGGTTATATACTTACCACGCGTTACGCTTTTTTCTTCGTGCAGTCCGAAACGATATATTTGGCTGTTCTTATACAGTACTAGATTAGGCATATTATTCCACCTTTAACTTAGCGCCATTTGGGAATGTTAGCGTATTATTATTTTCAAATGTTGCGATACGTTGCCATTCTGTAGCCATGTTTGAATTATTATCAAACCGAATAAACGCCGCATTAGTGTTAGCAAAATAAAGTTGAGAGCCTAATACACGGGCATCGCCTGTATTCCATGAGAACATAGCGCCGGTTCCCCAATATTTGGAACCCCATATACTGTACTGGTTGCATTCACCGAATGTAAAACCACTATAGCCAATACTATTTTTAGCGTAATAATCTAAATCAATAGAATTACCAGTAAGGCCCGGAACTTTTAACGTACCCGTCATAGTATCACCGGACTTTTTAACGTTTTGCGTTGCGATATCAGCCGTTGCCGCATTTGTCGCATTATCCGCACGAGCCGCATGCGTTGCTTCTGCTACTGTATCGGTTTTACGATAATAAACACTACTCAAACCATTTACAGTATTAGCGATTGCCGTTAATGTACGGCCTGGGTTGTTGGTAAAGTTAGCATCACCAGCAATCTTTTTAATAGCTTCCGCCATTTTATTAAGAATGTCAGTTAGCATATAGTCTTTACCGTCTACCGTGCGCTTGCCGATTACGGCATCGGTTGCCGTGTTTAAGTATGGATCATAATACTTAATCGACTTAACACGCGTTGCATCTGTTACTACAATAGCCACCACCACGCGTAAAATGTTTTTCCAGTACGTGCCGGTGTACACGTTCATTTTTTCGTTTGTAGTGTTGTAATACATTTTATCCGTAGCCGCTGCCGGTGCATTAGGCTGGCGCAACGGTTCAAGTGTTGTACTGCCATACGTTAAACCACCAGATGCGGAACGTTCAATATATAAATATGATGTACTGTTAGCCGGTAGGCTCCATGCGCTTTGCTTACGGTTAATTGTTTGGATATAATCAACCGCGCCATAATCGTTGAAGCCGTCCGCAAATGAAACAAGAACAGGCGTTTGACTGCCGTCAATCATTACGCTTAAGTTATCGCCGGTTAAGAAGGAAAATTCGCCATTGCTTACCTTACCACTTAATACGCGGTTGCGTAGACCACCACCGCCGCCAGTACCACCACCGCCGGCTTTTAGTTCCATTTGTTGCGCAATATTTAACAGTTCATCACGGTTCTTTTTGATACTTTCCGGAACTGTATCACCCTGTGGCGTAATATCCAAAGGGTATTTTTCTTTATATGCCATGTTTAAACCTCTTCATACGTATAATCTAACTGGCGTAACGAAATAGCGCCCTTTTGAACATTGATTTTGAATTGTACATTACGATTAGCACCACCACCGATTTTATACGCCTTCGTATATTCATTAACATTCATCAACGCTTTATAATCGTAGGTCTTGAAATTAGCATAGTAGGTTTTAACCGCTTTACTTGCGAATTCAATCGGCTTAGGTTTTTTATTAGAAATGCCAATAGTACCATAGCCGGGTATTAGGTTATGCGTTACAAAGTTGTAGTTCATGATTAATATGAACTGCCTTGTTGCAAGCCTATTACCGCTTACGATTGATGTTTGAATTTGTACATCATCATCGGTATCTATCGTTTCATCAAGAATACCAATTTTATTGCCGTAGGCTACGTATACTTCTTTATCCACGTTCACCGCATCATTGATATTGTGCGTGAATTTTCTTGATGTAAAAACTCCGCGCCCGTCCTCATAACGTGGCAAGTAGTGATATATAAAGACCGTATCGCCGTTATATGGCTTTATCCAAATTTGCTTACGGCTGGATATATGCCATACATCGCAATCTTTTGTTATGTACTTTAATAGATATGAATTAATATTCAAGCCACTTTCAAACGGTTGTATTTCTGCATAGGTATTAGTAGGCATAAAAGACATGAACCCTTGATTACCTAAATAATAGCTACGATCATCAACGCTTATCGTTGCACCGCTACAGTAACCAGTAGAGGATAAAGGGTATACAGTTAGGTTTTGACCGTTCGGCGTACCGATTACTTGGTACACGCGCCCGTATTCCTTATATACGATAATTGCACGTGATAAGAAATCAACGGCAATAATGCTGCCTTGGTCTTTATAGCCAACGTCTACATATTGCGCGCTTGATGCATCGTTATTGTTGTGGTTCCATGCGTTATAGTCGCCTACGGCTGACCAGTTCAACCGATGCGAATTAGTCGATGCAATCAACACACGCCCCGAATGACTTGAAACAATATCACATACAGGACTTTCAATAGTGAATAACTTACCAGCGCCAGAAACGGCTTGCAACTTATCACCGCTTGCTATGAGAATATCACCGCCAAACGCATGATACTTAGGCTCATTCGTACCGTTTAATGTACCTAGTAATTTATGTGTACTGAAATCAGTTTCATACAAATTACGGCCACTAGAAAAGTACCACTTATTACGGTATACGTCATAATACAAGGTTTCGACTGGTTGCCCGAAATCATACATAATACGAACGCCCGGAACGGTACAGAGTGCGTTATCCGTTCTATCGAATTCGCATTGTCTAGCCTGTGTTAAGGCTTGCACGTCGATATTTTCCGGCGGGTTGCTCCAATCAAGGCCCAATCTGAAGCCATTTGTCATAGCTACTTGTTTAACGCCCATTACACTATACCCCGTGCCACCTTAATTTGTTCCGTGATGTAGTCTATGAACTGCTTATCATAGGCAGCGTAATCAGTCATGAGTGATTTCTTTTTAACCATAAAAGATACTAACTGCACTAGATAGCTATGAAAGAATTCGGAAAACGGTATAGTATCGTCCATTTCGTCAACGTGGTTTTTACGCACGCTATAAAACACTTGCTTAACCGTTTCACCGTCATAGGTTTCAAACGTTCCGTTTATGATGCGGATAGGATAACCACTCTTAGGAACGAACCCCATAAAATTGGACGGTACACCTTTTAGGTTAGGTATATCCGTATTCTTAACTACTTCACGGTCTTTAATGCTAACTAGAATGGTTGTTAGCCAGTCAATAGCTGCGTTGATGTACTGGATATATTCCAACTGTTCATCTAGTATTTCGTTTGACTCTACATTAACTAGAGTAATCAGTTCTCTTACAACCATAGTTCCAATACCCTTCCGCAATTACACTTTCATTATTACCTAAACCTTCATTAATTGATTGCAACGCACTAACCATATTGCCAGTAATACCGGTTATATCCATGTTCATTATGCGATATACGATGTAATCAACTAACAATGTTTCTAATTCTGCCGGTAATCCGCTTTCATCATCTAGCGTTTTATAGCCAGCAGTCTTTATATAATCAACGGTTATTTTCTGCTCGTGATCTGCATCAAACACCACCGTTTGTAAATTCAATACATGATACCCTTGCACTTCCGCATTATCTGCTTGTACCTTCAATACTCCAATACATTGAAACGGAAGCACGATGCGCCCCGTTCCTCTATCTTCGTATGTGGCAGTTGCAAGGCTAGGGCAATATTGGCTAATTAAAGCGTTCAATAGGTGATTGCCTTCGTTGTAATACTCTAACAAATGGTACGGAGTATATTGTTCCTGTGATGTATCGCCTATCTGCATGAACGCCCTATTTACTATTTGTTTTACGTTCATATTCACCCCATATAAGAATAAAGGCGGGTATTACCCCGCCTATTATAATTAGCGTTCTGCTGCGCCACCAGTCATTACATTAATAACGCCGTAGTCTTGGTTATTGAATTTAGTTTTCTTAACTGCACCATAGAATGCAATACCATTGCCAGCGATGTTGCCGTAATCGTCTGTTTGTTCAATATGTTTAGCTGGTCGAGTAACCGCAAAGCATGCCGCCTGTTTGCCCAACAATAAGTTATGGCTTACGCTTGCGCTAGATGCCCCTGTAGAGTCGGATATTACGCGTTCGTATTCATACAAAATAACGCCGTCATATTCGCCTAAAGAACCTGTGAAAATAGGGTTTTTAGAACCGCGTACATTTGCATTTTGTTGCGCCGCCAACCATTTTGGATCATCTTTTAAATCACGTGCCGCCCACGGGTGAACGAGCATAATGTATTTATCCATACCGTCAACTTTAATCGGTTGTACTTTAGGCGCATGCATCATTGCTTTTCGTTTAGCACGGGAAATAATAGTTGTAGTCAATTTATCATTTGCCGTAATGCTTGCTTGTGTACCGGCAGCACTTGCATATAATGTTGCATCACTAGAAGGACTATAAGAAAGTTCGGAAATTAATTTGTTATCAAACCAATCAGAAAGCCATTGTTTCAATAAACCTTTAATTTCTTTTAACATATCATATTGTGCTTTTTGGTCATCTGCTTCATAACGAGAAACCGCATTACGTACTAATTGAGTTTGAACTGTGAAGTCGTAAATGTTCAAGCCTTCTTCTGCGCCTGTTAATTTTCTTTGGTTGCCTTCAACGCCTTGACCGCTAAGGTTCATCATTAAGCCGAATACAACGCTATCACCCTTTACGTTTTCTAAATCTTTATTTTTGTGGACTGCATTCGAGCCGTCCAACGCCGTAAACTTATCAAAATAACTATCTTTTAAACCTTCATGCCATACTTTTTTAGCCCATACTTTAGGAACTAAAGCCGTAGGAATATTAACTTGTGTTCTTTGGTCTGCCATGTTTTACCTCTTATAATTCGTCAAAATACTTGCGTACATCGTCCGGCAATGTATCAAGGTTGCCCGTACTATACGCTTTCAAAATATCTTCTTCCGTTACCTTGTTAGGTGTAGGAACGCCACCATTTAACGCGCCAGCTTTTGGCAACGTCGCCGCAACTTGTAAAGGGTTGTTTGGAACTTCGGTATTTGTCGCCCGTTCATTTTGCAATTCTGTAACAAACTTTCTAATAGTTTCAAAATCGGCTTCTGTACCTTCGCCAATATCAACACGATAAAAAGCATCATTAATCGGTTGCGCATCGCGCATCGTCATTCCGTTTAGCTTTTCTAAACCACGTTGATATAATTCCCCAAAGTTCGGCAATGATTTGATTTCATTTACGAAATTGAGATTTGTTTGTCTTTGTTGATGTACTGCCATTTGCTGATTAGTAATTGTGTATTCTGCATTGGCTTCGAAACGAATGAAATCGTTATACTTCTGTACATCTTCAAACATAAGACTTTCTAAATCTTCCGCCGTGATATTAAAGCGTTTCAATGCTTCACGGCGTACAAAGTCGCGAATATTTGATACTTCTTCATCTGGCAATGTAATTGGCCGTTGTTGTGCTTCGTATTGTCTAGCGCGTTCCTCGGCCGCTTTACGTCTTGCGCGTTCCTGTGCAAGTGCTGCCTTTAAGTTGTGATCGTTCGCATGTGTTTCTTCCGTTTCTTCGTTTGTGTTCGGCGTTTCCGGTTCTACTTCCGCATCATTCACATCACTTTCAATTGTATCAGTTGTAGAGGGTTCATCTGTTACAGTTTCCTGTGTATCCGTTTCTTCGGTTGTTTCCAGTTCAACGCCCGCGTTTTCTAAATCTTCCGGTGTGAAACCAACTTCTTCGATGTTTACTAATTCGTCTTTCATATCAAATACCCCTTATGCCTTTTAACGTCATTGCCGGACGAATATAAGAATATGGCAGTTTAACGCCGTTGCCGGGCGATAATGTATAAGCAAGCCTTTTAACGCCGTTACTTAGGGCGAAATGTATAAAAACGCCCCTGTACGGAGCGTTTATTATTGTGTTGATAGTTTATATTACATAGCGCCTAAATCGTTCATAGGCGGTAAAATTGGCGGTGCATTTTGAATGTTTGGTTGTTTGCCTTTCAAGGCTAACCGTTCCGCCATAATTTGTTGTGGTGAAATCTGTACGCCTAGCGTTTGCAAGTACATACTCAATGCTTCCGCTGGCATATCATCTAAGCTGCCACTAACACGCAATTCTGGTAGTGCTGGCTTTTCTACTGCTTCTTGCATGCGTTTCTTAACTGTTTCTTTTTCTGGGAAGTCCATAAAGTCAAGAATGATATCCATAGGAATATCAACGCCGGATTTCTTAGCTTCCAATAATTGGTAAAGGTTAGCACGTCTTGCCGTTGCGCTTGCTTGGCTCGTAGTAATTACGATATCAAAATCAAAGGCGGATAGATCATAAAGCACTTGTTTAATCGGATTGCCTTCTTCGTCGTGCATCGGTTGCCCTAGTGCATCGGTTAAAATCTGTTCTTGCATAGGTTGATTTAAACCCGGTTTAATCTGTACAAATTCTTTTTGACCGTCGTCGCCCATAATGCGCATCGCTTTTGCTTCATTATAGAACTGCGGAATTAAACCCGGTGCGTTCTTCTCACCCCATAAGATTTTAACAATTTGTAACTCCGCCTCTTTTGCTTGCGCGAATATATCCGCCGTTTGTACGGTTGTTACGGATTGCCGCAAGTCGATTGCCTTGCCACTCATAGAACCAATGCTACCGGAAAGGCTTTCCGGAGTTATACCACTAATTGAATAAAAGTCATTGTCTGATTGTTGCTCCAAAGTTAGATTAATAGAGCTATCCATTGCCGGCGTGCCGTCTGTGAATGATACGCCAGGCGGTAAGAATATATTTGCGCCCGGTTTCGTGCTTTCCTTCTTAATTGTCTGTTTAAGTTGTTCTGTGAATTGACCTTGCCAGAATTTCACGCCTAAAGACTGTTGGTTGACAACATGCATGCGTTGGCTTCGGTTTTTATTCTTTTCACGTTGAGCATCTTTAAGATCACGCACTACGCCAGCTGGTTCCAGTCCCTCATCGACTAATTCGCCAGTATAATAGCAATATTCACGCACTAACGGGAATTTACCGTGTTTATATGGGCTTTCGCCTTCTTCAAGTAGTACATCATCGGCGAACGTTGCATATCTGATTTTAGTATCTGGAATACTTGTAGGCTTCTTGCCTGTAGCCATTAACACAACAAATAGCGGGTTAGCTTCATCAATTAACCCCTCTTTTGTCATGAATACGTTTCTTTTGCCGTATTCTTTATACCAGTACTGCACTACACGAATTTTATTGTAATTGTTGTTGTACCATAACGCCTCACCGTCTACCGTTTCAACTATGCCGGCTTCTTGTTCGGTATCATCGTATTTATGTTTAAGCGCATCAATTTCGTTAATCTTATCCGGATATACTTGCTTTAGTTTCGCCGTGCTTTCCCAACTATAACGGCCAACATATTGCGCGTCGCTTAAATCGTCTTTCTTGCATTCCGGATCTATGAAAGCATCAAACGGTGAAACACGTTCAATTTGAATAGTGCCGTCTAACTTCGTATAGTCAAATTCATAACTTACCCAGTAATTGGCTAAACCGCAAATAATCTTATCACGGAAACATTTACCCTTATTACGTTGATAGTTCGCACGGTCTAAACAGTATTTTGTAATACCTTTCGCAACGCGGCTTATTCTATCATCTTCTTCACTACGTGGTAAGAAATCCGGTTCTGTTTCATTCTGCGACGCATAACCGCATAAGAGATTAATAACCGCTCTAATTCTATTAATCGTAATTGCTGGCCGTGCAGCTTCGCGCATTTTCTTTAAATCGCCGTCTTGCCATTGCTTACCTTGCATAAATGCAAAATCTTCGGTAGCAGCCTTGCGCCATTCTGACGTGGCAGCTAATGCACTTTTTACGTTTTGTTTTGCTTCGTATATATCAAAAGTAGTTTGTTCTATGTTCATTACTCCACCATTTCAGAACCATATATCATATCGTACATTTGCTCTAGCTGCCATTGCGGCATCGCTTTAGCAAATTCCGCCAACTGTGCATCTGTATATTTCGCCGGAATAATAACGCCCTTTTCTTCGCGTTCGCCGTATTCCGATTTTAAAACTCTAAAGGCGTAATCACGTAACGCCCTTTCACTCATACGCCCCATGCGCTTATTTCTCCTTCGCTATCGTCAACATATCTATAACCGTCATTAAATGGCTTATCTGGTTTAACTGATTTAACCGGTCTTGCCATACACATATAACGCACCGCATCGTATGCATGATCTTCTTGTTTTGTATCTACATCTTCCACTTTTACCTTATCGTATGTTAAAGCTGGTAAGGTGCGTATTAGATGTACGCAATTACTAAATATCTTTAGCTTTCCTTCTTTAAGTCGTTGATGCACTTGCATAAGTCCGGCTTGTCTATCATTATCAGCACGCACCCAATACACGCCTTCCGTTGCGAATATTTCCGCAATCGTTGGCCCGTCATGCCCTGTTCGTTGCCATATAGCGGGGTCTGCTACACCTTGATAGTCTTTCAAGTGTTCTATCTTTTGTGCAACTTCCCGCGCCGTTTCCTGTGTACCAGTATCCGGCATACCCGGCTTACACCCGTAATATTCACCAGTAATATATAATACGTCGTCATAATCAACCGCATAAGAATATACTGCATATGGTTTCGTATATCCCCAGTCCATTGAACGATATCGTTGCCAATGATGCGGTATTTCAAACGGTTCTATTACATGCTTATCCGTGCGGAATTCTGTAAACACTTGACCTTCGAATATATTCCAATCGCCTTCTAAATACGCTTTACGTAGTTTTTCTGGCAATGTGTTAAGTGCATCAATATAATTCTGTGATAGATGCGGGTTATCGCTTGCCCTTGCTTGGATATATGCAATCTTATCCGCGAATGGTTGCATTTCCTTTGTAAAGTTTCTATCAACGAATAAATCTTTAACCCACATATGACCCTTACCGCCCGGGTTAGTTGCTGCGATTAATTTAGTATCGTTTATACCAGGCCAACGAAGCCGCATACGTAAGAAATCGAACACGTCGCGACTATTCAAGGTTAATTCATCAATAGCTATAGCAGCAAATTCACTAGAAAGATATTTACTAGGTTTATCTAGATTACGGAAACATATCACGCCGCCGCCTAGTTCATCATTTAATGTGAATTCATGGTTACTTTCTTTATAGCTTCCTAACCATTCCGGAAACTCCATTTTGATTTTGGATATTTGACGATCATCTAAACTTGGATAATCCTCACAGAATAACCCAACGCGTATGCCTTTAATTCCTGTTCTAATGAACCAATCAATTAAAAGCCATATCAAACCCCAACGGAGTATATACGATTTACCACCACCAGCAGCGCCACCATATAGCGTATAAATGTTACTCTTTACTGCCCGCAAGAATTCTTTTTGTTTAGGCGTTGGCCGTATTACATCGCGAAACAGATTTGTTTTACTCATCTGTATCACTACTCAATTCATTGTTATCAATAACCAACTTAACGGCGCTTTCGGTTGTGATTTCTTGTTGTATCTTATCGCGCCAATTTTCCGGTTTTCGATTTTTAAGCCAGAAAATCATAGCCGTTGTGTTACCCTCTAATGCTGCTTTATGTAATGCATTTTCCACTTGTAAATCTGCTTCTTCCTTGCCTATTTTTAAGGCGTTCGATATTTTCGATGATTTCTTACGCCATTCCCATAAGGTAGAAACAACAATATCCATATTGCTAGCAATCTGTTCATTGGTTAAACCGTTGCGCGCCCAACCTTGTAACAGTAAAATCTTTTCTTCTGCTTCCCAGTCGGTATATGTTGTTTTAGCCATTGTTTCACCTCCTTATTTTAGAATGTTATTGTCTTTTGCTTTCATGCGCCCATGTGATCGCATGCATATTCCGGCTACTTGTTTGGCTGCGTGTTGGTTAGTGCAATATGTTTGACATAAACCGTCATAATATATTTTGTTGGCTGTGCATTGGCCTTTCTTATTGTTAAGACATTTTGATTTTGTATATATGATATTCATTAGTTTTTTATTACTTTCATAAAATTTTTTGAAAAATT